ACATAACTTGAGAAATCCATGCAAGATGTTTCTCAGTTTCCGTATTTTCAGTCATAAGCTTGTAGAGAGTTCCGTCGCATTTTTCCATGACAGTAGTTTGAACGGGGACATTTGCAAATGAAGCCCATGCAAAAGCTTCATCTGATTCGGTATCTTCGTTAACAGAACCATCTTCGTCATCATCACAATCGCACGAGGACACTTTAAATATGTAAGATGTTGAAACTGAAGATGAATCGCTCTCATCATCATCTTCTTCAGATCCTTCAAGTAACTGTTGTATCTCAGCTACTTCAGTGTCGCTAACATGATCAGCATCCAAATCCTCAACGCCTTCAAGCGTAGTAGCCTCGCCAAGATTTAAATGAGGACGCGATGTGCGTGTGTGTTGAAACTCAATAGCATCGCGAACATGATCAGCAAGTTTTAGATCAAATGTCTTACCGATATTTGCACTAAACCACGAGCGTTCACTTAGCTCCTCATAATCGTCAGAAATATCAATTGTGTGATTCTTTGAAAGTCCACTAAATACACCATACACTTTTGGAAAATGCTGGCACTTGGATTGTGATAGTATTGAAGATATTATACTTCCAACATAAGCAGCATTATGATGGGACTGTATCTTTGAAGATACTTCTGTTGATTGACCACTAGATGATGGAAGACCAATCGTTGAACCATATTCTCCCTGCATCCACTTGAAAGGACTTAAAATCATAGTCGTTTTGCAATGGACCGCTCGCTTTTCAAATTTTGATGTACGAATTGAATCCGAAGATAAAATTGAAGAAATTTCTTCATCAAATCGTATACCATAATCTCCTACTATTTCGAGATCATTCGTCTTAAATAGAACTTCAAGAGATGGAAAAAATGGCTGAATAGAATCAATATTCCAATGAGCTAGAGCACTTGATCGTATATTAGAAAGCGTCCACTTATGAAGAGAAAGAGGAATTGAGGAAGCCTTTAGTTCTGTCTGCTTTCGCTTCAGCATATTATTACTTCGTGTACAAACCAAAAGCAAAATCTTCACGCAGTATAGTTAATATGAACTTTAACATTAAAAAGTTCAATATCGAAATGCTTAAAGACCGATGTGAAATCGATTCTCGAAAATCTCCAATGATTGTTATTATTGGAAAAAAGGATACTGGTAAATCTTTCTTGGTTCGCGATATTCTCTACAATACACAGGATGCATTTCCAATCGGAACTGTTATTTCGGGAACTGAGGTCGCCAATGAGTTTTTTCAACACATGGTTCCTTCTAAATTCATTCATGATAAATACAAGCCTGAAATTGTAATGAATATGATCAAACGTCAGCTAACTGTAAAGACAGCTCGAAATCAAGATAAAGGACGTGGCGGTTCATCTTCAATCGATCCTCGCGCATTTCTAATTTTAGATGACTGTCTTTACGATGCTACATGGATTAAAGAAGAATCTACTCGTTACGTATTCATGAACGGTCGTCATATCGATTTAATGACAATTATTACCATGCAATATCCTCTTGGTATTACTCCCAACTTGCGTACAAACGTAGACTTTGTATTCATTCTACGTGAAAGTATAGTAAATAACCGCAGACGTATTTATGACAACTATGCAGGTATGTTTCCTACATTTGACATGTTTTGTCAATTTATGGACCAATGTACAGAAAATTTTGAAGGACTTGTAATCTGCAACGGAGTTCAGTCGAACCGCCTTGAAGATCAAGTATTTTGGTATAAAGCAAGTGATCACCCTCCATTTAAAATGTGCGATGATTCGTTATGGGCAGATAATAAACCGTTCTCTTCAACCATGTTGGCATCCGACGAGTATAACTCAGAAACAATGAAAACAAGCAAAAAGAATTCGGGCCCATGGGTACACGTTAAAAAAACTAGTTGATCTAAACAGTAACCTTCAGCGTAGTGAAGAATGCTGTTTTGATATCCAAACAAATAATACAAAATTTACAAATCGCGAATTGCTCCTTCCGTCGGGTGAACCGGGCGAGAAATTGCATCCGATAGCTCATCGGTTTCTACGAGACCAGCATCCTTCTTAGCATCAGCAAGGGCCTTCTTGCGGCGCTCATCGTTCTCCTTCTTCTGCTTCTCAATCTTTTGAGTCTTCTCCTCCTCGAAGAAAATTTCACGATTTACTTCGTTCTCTTTGTACTTGCGCATCATCTCATTGAGTTCCTGCTCGGCGTATTCAACTTCAGGCATGAGGTGCTCAGACGGATCCCACGGTAGCCAGCAACCAACCTTACCAACGTAGAGACTGTCCTTGGGGTAACGACGCTGTAGAACCTTAGCATACTGCTGGCACTCCTCAAGATTTGCAAACGTACGACGAACCTTAACACCACGAACATTGGTGCGGAATTCAACCTTCTCAGTAAACTCGGTCTCAAGATCCTTCTCGTGCTTTAGCAGGAAAACCTGGTACTGCTCATGAACATCTGTCTGTTTTACCTCGGCATTGTGAACCTTAGTAAACTCGGCCATGTCGTTAAATAGATCCTCAATTTTTAGAGAGTACTTCTTTGCGATAAAAGCCATAAGGTGCTCCATACCCTTCACTTTCCAATCATAGTCCATAAACTCGACAAACTTTTCGTTAAAGAATTCAGCCTTCTGCTTAATAACTTTCTCAGGACTGAGGAAAGAAATTACACAATAGCGCTGCGTCGGGATTTCAGGATCTTCGTCGAGATAATCGATCGTAGATCCGTCATCTTCCTTCTTAGGGAATGACTCGACTGGCATTTCTTTATATTAGACAACCAACTATGAAAATACTTTTTTAACGACGACGTCTACGACGACCACCTTCCTCACTCTTTACGAACGGATTGGGACCACGATCAGGGCGGGGACCCTGCTGGGGTCCACTGTTTCCGGGTAAAAATTGACGTTTTGCTTGATCAGGTACATTAGGAAGATTTGGCCTGACTCTGCGAGCTAATATATCAGAACATTGAAACTGAATAATGTAAAACATACGTACAATAAAATTAATTGTACCAATTCCGTAAATCCAGCCGTATGACGCAGCTTGATCTTTCTCGCTAGAAGCATCTGCAATTGAGACAATATAGACACCTAAGAAAATATCAGCACATAGTCCACCGATAATTAGAAATCCAGCTAAAAGATTAAAATAATCGGTGTGCTTTTCGAAACGCACTTGTAGAAGATAGTATAATAAATAAATAGTTACACATGCATTAAGAGCTGAAGATGATATTAAAAATCCTATATCTATATCACCGGTAGATGCATCTTCTCTGTATCTCTGATCTCCACGTGCCGTACCGTATATCTGCATAATATATGCTCCTATTGCCGCTAGAACGACGAATACAGTAAGTCCTGTCTGTACGACACTCATTTGTTATTAGCGCGAACTTTTATATTTGGAACACATTTGCCAATTCCGACCGTCTGTTGCATCATAATTGGAGCTTTACATCCGGTACATGGGCATTTTTTATGTTCATGTCCCAGAATATGTCCGACCTCATGCGATACCATATATTGTCTATAATTTTCAACACCTTGGCCACTTTTTATTGATCCTCGAAACCAACGATCTGCGTTTAAATACATATTGCGACCTCCAAGTTCAGCACATGATAAGTTTCCAGGTAATCCACATAATTTTGTAACTGTTCGTGGTGATGAAAGACGAATTAGAATATCTTGACCTTCATTCACGGGTTCAAAAAAATATCCATCTTTAGCCCAACCGTCAGGATCATTCAAATACGCTGTAATGGCAAGAGATATTTGATCGGAATTACGAATAAAATACTTTTTACTCACATCCTCGTCTATAATTACGCGAAATGTTTTTCGCATATCTACTCTAAACGAATATTTTCTCTCGTAAACTCTATAAAATGCCTGAACAGAAACAAGCTCAGGGAATGGGTATTGATTTTGGCGATCTTGTGAGTCGTGCGGTAAAGTATCTTCTAGAGGGTCTTGCGGTTGCTATTGCCGCCTTCATGTTACCCGGTAAAGTTATGAAGCTTTCTGAAATTGGCATGATTGCGCTCGTAGCAGTAGCCACGTTTGCTATTCTTGATGTATATGCACCTAGCGTAGGTGCGTCTGCTCGTACTGGTTCGGGTTTTGGAATTGGTGCTCATCTAGTTGGATTCCCTTAAGCATTTTCTATAAGTATCCTTAATAATTAAATAATGCTCAAACAAAAAATACCAAAGGCATTGAGAGAACAAGTTTGGATTGTCCATGCCGGAAAAGTATTTGATCGTAAATGTCTGACCGATTGGTGTAACAATACTATGACTGTATTTGATTTTCAATGTGGTCATAATGTTCCGGAATCAAAGAAAGGTAAGACTGATATTTCAAATTTAGTACCAATATGTTCACGTTGTAATTTATCAATGGGAAGTCAGTTCACTTTCACAGAATGGTGTAAGCAAAGTAAGGCACAACCTACCGAAAAGCCGACAGTATGGACAAAGATGATATCCAAATTGTTCGGTACAAAGGCAGCTGGTACAAAGTCAACGCGAAACCCTACGAACCAACTTACCAAACATTCAAAGTTGCGTGGGATCTTATCAGAAACCCCGAAATTAGCTCCGAAGAAGCGTACAGAAACTACTTCGAAAAAAGCAGAAAAGAAATAAAAGTATTATATCCGTCATTTCGTAAGGATGTTGAGTGAGATATTAATTGCACTTGCTTTAGCATTGTTAGTCGTTGGCATTTATTCGGCGATTAGAGGTTATCCTCCCGGTGTATCGACGTATCAAATGCCACCGCTTACTCAAAACGGAATAGATCCTGGTCAAGCCAAGTTTATGTTTTTCTATACTCCTTGGTGTCCTCACTGCAAGACAGCTCAACCTGTTTGGGCTTCTTTAAAAGAAACACTGAAAAATACACCTTCTACATTCGGAGGCCATACTGTAATATTTGAAGAAATCAATTGCGATTCTGACAAGGGAAAGAGTGCTCTTTATAAAATAGAAGGATATCCCACATTCAAACTAGAAACTGACAGTAAGCTGTATGACTTTAAAGGTAGACCTTCAGTTGCCGGTCTTGAAAACTTTTTAACACAGGTTCTTGGTCAGAAGAAAGCGACGTAATTTAGATGACGCATATTTAAAAATATCGATTATATCCATCTTTTCCAGATCAGATGATGATGTTAACATCGGATACATCAATGGTAATGTACATGGGTTATTTTTATGAAGACCACTTTGACGTGTGGCAATGGATATTAAATCGTATGCAAAATCAAAAGGCGAAACAGAATCAATTGTTTCGGCTGTAATTACGATTGTTCGCCGACGGGGCAATGTTAGTATAATTGTATCATCTGAAATAGGAACTATAACGCCGATATTTGGAGTAAAAAGATCTCCATCTACATATACTTGATTATACAAAACTTGCGGCTTAAATACTCCTGGTATACAGCATGAGCATTTAATAGCTTCTAACAGAGGAACATCTTTTGAAAAAATAGTTGGTTTTCCTTTAGTAACGTTTGATGCGATAATAAATAAGGGCATATTTGCATCTCCAATAACTTTTTTGCGAATATCTAATCCTGCTTCGTCAAATACAGAACATACTGTTTTTTCAAATTGATTCATAGAAAATAAACCCTTTTTCGATAGACACGATGTAATATCATATAACCCAATAGATGGAGTAAAATTCTTTGTAGATAAATGTTTTTTTGTTAAGTCTGAAAGTTTATCAATAGGAAGACCAAATGCAACATATGTTCCAATGATTGACCCAATAGATGCACCGTATACTCCATTTGGAAATTCTAGTTTTTGATATTTTGCTAATTCTTGAAGAGCCCCAACATGTAAGATTCCCTTAATTCCTCCACCACCAAGACCGAGGCGAGTAAAATGCTTCTGCATTTTTATATAAGTAAGAGTAGAATGCTACGAGCAAATGACGTACTGCAAGAACAACAGCAGCGACGCGATAATCGAATGGCCGCCATGATTCCAGTAATTGCACAAATTCAAGCAAAAATACGTCAACAAGCTATTCATAATTCAAATGCTCCTTACATCTTGTACGATGTTCCTACCTACGTTTTTGGTTACCCTCTTTTTTCTTTAAAAGAAGCACTTGAATATTTAGTGGGTGAATTCTCGCGAGCTGGTTATTGGATATGGGTTGTTGACGCAAAGTACCTCTTCATTTCATGGGTAAAAGCTGTAAAGTCTCGTGATGGAAAGCCAATTTTAACGACAAACTATCGTCCCCAAGTATATGACCCTGCATCGATCGCATTTCTTCCCGATGAAAGATAATGGCAGTCAGTGGTAAAAGTATATATAGCCATAAAAAACTTGGTTGGTCAAACACATTAGCATTAAGCGCTAATATTGCGGTATTGGCTATTTTCTATACATTTCTAGGAGGATTTATATCATTTATCTTTTATTACATCTTTGATGAATATGGCCCAGAAGATGAACCTCCTCGCAATAAAGAATGGGAAAATGTACCAACATGGTTTCAAATTTTTGATGTATGTGTGGAAGTAGTTATTATTGCTTTAATATCATTTTGGGTTACATTTCTTATTAATACAAGTGCACCGGTATTTCCAGTTAGACCCGATTTGAGCAGTTATGTAGATACTTACACAACTGGTATGTTTTTTATGTACACTGTTTTCTTATTTACAACAGACTTAACACATAAGCTAATATTTTTATATAACAAACTACTTGGAAAGCATTTTGATTCTATATTTCCTCAATATGGTTCAATACTAGATTTATCATTATCTTACACTCCTTCGCGTAAAACGAATGAGAGTAAAACTGTAGCATAGAAACACCAATGGACTGTAATCACTCTCTTGTTGTTGACGAAGGTCAGCATGTGTGTCAAAATTGTGGAACTGTATTCGAACAACTAATTGACGAAGGAGCTGAATGGAGAAATTATGAAGATAGTAAAGGCGAAGATCAGTGTCGTACAGGTTTTACAACCTCTGAACTTTTGCCAGAGTCTTCTTATGGATCCATCGTATCATATAAAGGAATTTCATCTTCAAATGTATCTATGAAAGCAGTACAACGACTTTCTTCGTGGTCTTTGTCGTCTAATAGTGAACGGTCTTGGATGGGAATCTTTGACACAATTCAACTATGTGGAAATAAAGTAGGACTTCCCAAATCAATTCTGTTTGATGCATGTGCTCTTTATAAGGGACTTGAAGAAGCTCAGAAGGTACGAGGTGAAACACGTCGTGCTTTGATGGGTGCCGCTCTATTTGTATCGTGTCGTAATCATCAAGCTTCAAGAAGTCATGAAGAAATTGCTGCACTCTTTAATGTAAATATTCGTAGTCTCTGCAAAGCAATTACTCGTTTTGTTCAAACCGAAAATACTGTTCTTGATACTCAAATTGGTATTGCTGAACGACTATGTAGTGCTCTTCATCTGAACGATAAACAACGTGAATCTATTATGGATATGTTGTATACAATTTCAACTAAATCGGAAGATGAATTTGAGAATACACCAAAAACAATTGTTGCTGGTGTAGTTGCTCATGTTATGGGGTTGAAGACAAAAACAGCAGTAAAACCTGTTGCTGACGCCTCGGGTGTTTCATCCTTATCAATTCACAAACTTGTTCAAAAACTTATGTAGCGGGAGAGTTGTTAGCGTAACATACTTCGCCCGTTGTTGGGTTGTAATACATTGCGTAAAAACTAGATCCTAAGCTTGATAGAGCAGCTCCCCGAATGGGCTTTATTACACAAGTGTTTACGGTGGTATTGTTTAGAGTTGCACCTGTTCCATTAATTATGATAGAATTGGATGCTTGACTGCTCTCACCGGCAAAAGATCCAAGAGCAACTGCATTGGAGCTCTGACCACTTTGTCCGGCTTTATATCCAACCGCTACTGCATGTTGGTTTTGATTTATCTGTCCACTACTAGCTCCAACAGCGACACAAAATTGATTCTGGCTGGTGGTTCCAGCAGTCTCTCCAATAGCGACTGAACTAAGACCCTGACCGGTTTGTCCGGCACCAATTCCAAGAGCGATTCCATTTTGGGTTTGATTGCTCTCTCCGGCTTGATAACCAATAGCGATTCCATAGGGACCCTGATTGACAGAACCGGCTGTATAACCAACAGCGATTGTACCAAGACCTTGATTGCTATATCCGGCGTAATAACCAACAGCGGTTCCACCTGAGCCCTGGAGATTATATCCAGCTCTACGTCCAACCGCTATTGCGTTTGTCGCCTGACTGGTTTGTCCGGCATTAGTTCCAACCGCTACTGAATAGTTAGATTGATTACTTTGTCCAGCATTTAATCCAATCGCGACTCCTTCAATACCCTGGGTAAGTTGTCCAGCAGCATTTCCAATAGCAACTGCATTGGAGCCCTGAGTGGTTTGTCCACTTTGATTACCAACTGCTACTGAAGCGGAGCTCTGATTGCTATTTCCGGCATAATTTCCAACTGCTACTGCAGTGGCGGTCTGAGTGGTTTGTCCAGCATAATTTCCAACAGCTACTGAACCGGAGCCCTGATTGGTGTATCCGGCAGTATTTCCAACTGCTACTGAATTGGATCCCTGACCGCTTAGTCCGGCACCAATTCCAAGAGCGATTGCATTTTGGGTTTGATTGCTCTGTCCGGCTTGATAACCAATAGCGATTCCATAGAGACCCTGATTGACAGAACCGGATCTATAACCAACAGCGACTGTACCAATACCTTGACTACCAGATCCAGCACTAACTCCAACTGCTACTGCATTAGATCCCTGACTAGTTTGTCCGGCAAAAGTTCCAATAGCTATTGCACTCACACCCTGACTGGTGTTTCCAGCACTAATTCCAACTGCTACTGCACTATCACCCTGAGTGGTTCGTCCTGCACTTGATCCAACTGCTACTGCTGCGCCTCCCTGATAATTAGATCCGGCATAATAACCAACTGCTACTGTATTGGATCCCTGACTACTTTCTCCAGCACCAATTCCAACTGCTACTGAATTGGTTCCCTGACTAATTTGTCCAGCACTAACTCCAACTGCTACTGAATTGGATCCCTGACTGCCTTGTCCGGCCGAATTACCAACTGCTACTGCACTCGTACCCTGAGTTGTGGTTCCAGCACTAACTCCAACTGCTACTGCATTGGATCCCTGAGTTGTGGTTCCAGCACTAACCCCAACTGCCACTGCACTCACACCCTGATTGCTAGATCCCGCCAAATAACCAACTGCTACTGAATTAGAATTCTGATTACTTTGTCCGGCCGAATAACCAACTGCTACCGTATTAGCTTTCTGATTGCTATATCCGGCGTAATAACCAACAGCGGTTCCACCTGAGCCCTGGAGATTATATCCAGCACTATATCCAACCGCTACTGCATTTTGCCCTTGATAGGCATATCCGGCATAATAACCAACTGCTACTGAACTCGTACCCTGGCTGGTGGTTCCGGCAGCTCCTCCAACAGCTACTGTATTGGAGCTCTGGTTGGTTTGTCCGGCAAAAGTTCCAATAGCTATTGCAGCGGTTCCTTGACTAGTTTGTCCGGCAACATTGCCAATTGCTATCGCAGTGGTGCCCTGATTGGTGTTTCCGGCATAAGATCCAACTGCTACTGCATAACTATTCTGATTGCTATTTCCAGCAGCATTTCCAATCGCGATTCCGTCAAAACTCTGATCAATTTGTCCGGCAATATTTCCAATCGCGATTCCACCAGTGCTCTGATTGGTTACTCCGGCATTACTACCAATACCCACCGTTGTTGCCCCTCCTGAACCATTGGTAGCTGCTGCTGGACCAGAAGCTCCTGTAGCTCCTACAGGACCTGTTACACCGCTAGCACCTGTAGGACCCGTTACACCCGAAGCTCCTCTTACTCCTGAAGCTCCTGTAGGACCCGTTACACCGCTAGCGCCTGTAGGTCCTGTTACACCTGTAACTCCCGAAGCTCCAGTAGGTCCTGTTACACCGCTTGCGCCTGTAGGACCCGTAACTCCTGAGGCTCCAGTAGGTCCTGTAACTCCTGAGGCTCCAGTAGGTCCTGTAACTCCTGTAACTCCCGAAGCTCCAGTAGGACCTGTTACACCGCTTGCACCTGTAGGACCTGTTACACCGCTTGCTCCAGTAGGACCTTCAACTCCCGAAGCTCCAGTAGGACCTGTTACACCGCTTGCACCTGTAGGACCTGTTACACCGCTTGCTCCAGTAGGACCTTCAACTCCTGAAGCTCCAGTAGGACCTGTTACACCGCTTGCTCCAGTAGGACCTTCAACTCCTGAAGCACCTGTAGGACCCGTTACACCTGTTACACCCGAAGCTCCAGTAGGACCTGTTACACCGCTTGCGCCCGTAGGACCTGTTACACCTGTTACTCCTGAAGCTCCAGTAGGACCTGTAACTCCACTTGCACCTGTAGGACCTGTTACACCGCTTGCGCCTGTAGGACCTGCTCCTGCAACTCCAGTAGGTCCCGTTACTCCTATGAAAGGCTCCCCATTAAGTGTGATTTGACCAGTTGTATTAATATTGCCATTTACTGTTAGACTCGTAGACGTAATGCCACGGACCGATAAATTTCCTGTTGATGTGATATTGCGAACTGCTAAATTTCCTGTTGAATTAATGTTACCAACTGCCAAACTACCCTGTAAAGTATGGTTACCTCCTACCCCTACAGTTTTTACACTTCCTGTAAGATAAATATCGTCAACATTGATAATATCTGTTTTTACAGTGTACCCGTCACCTTCTTCATCTGTAACAATTTTTGGCGATATTACACGTTGTAAAATATTTTGCACACTACTTCCGGAAAATGGATCATTTCCAGGTCCCGTGCTCATTTGTTAATATGGAGCTAAAAGCGTTTAATTCCTTTTCTCGTACTAACAGCATGGAGCCTCTTTTCGACCCCTCTTCAGTAACTTTGGGTGGACGTTATACTTTGTTCCCCATTTCTCCCTCTGAACAGGATTTGTATAAAATGTACAAAAAGGCGGTTGCAACTTTCTGGACAGTTGAGGAAATTGATTTCAATAAAGATAAGGAAGATTGGGAAAAACTAACTGAGAACGAGCAATACTTTATTAAGCACATTTTGGCATTCTTTGCAGGTTCTGATGGGGTTGTTCAGGAAAATTTGGCCACTCGATTTCAAAAAGAAGTCCAGTCTCCAGTTGCTCGTCTCTTCTACGGTCTCCAAAATGCAATGGAAGGTATTCACTCGGAGACATATTCACTCCTAATTGATCAGTATGTGAAAGATAAGGATGAACAGATTAAGTACTTCCGCGCAATTGATGAAATTCCCGCTATTCGCAAAAAGGCTCAGTGGGCTATTAGTTGGATCGAATCCCCTACAGATTATGCGACTCGTGTCGTGGGATTTGCTTGTGTAGAGGGTATCTTCTTTAGTGGATCATTTTGTGCAATTTACTGGCTAAAGAAGCGAGGGCTTCTTCCTGGTTTGACATTTTCAAACGAGCTTATCTCTCGCGACGAAGGTCTCCATACTGAATTTGCAGTAGCAATGTATCATAAACTACAGCATAAACTAGATGTGAGTGAAATTATTACAATCGTAACAAGTGCAGTGGCATGTGAGACTGAGTTTATTTGTCAGGCACTTCCTTGCTCTTTGATTGGCATGAATGCACGCGATATGTCACAATATATTCAATTTGTAGCAGACCGCTTAGTAGTTCAACTTGGTTATCCTAAGATTTACAGAACAGCTAATCCGTTTGATTTTATGGATTTGATCTCACTTGAAGGTAAGACAAACTTCTTCGAGAAGAAGGTTTCAGAGTATTCTAAGCCAGGTGTTGGTATGAGTGCACATGACATGGAAATTAGATGCGATGAAGAGTTTTAGCGTATATAGTTGGGACGGTAATTATTAAATTGAGTTGAAATAGGACCAACTTTTGCCCGAAGAACCGGTAGAGTATAGGGAGATACAATTTTATTACTAAAAGACGGTAAAAAATCGGTCACGCCAGCTGTAGTAGGAACATACTGGTATAAGTGAGTAATAACTTTTTGATTATTTGTTCTCGCCTGAGCGGAGATGCTGCGTAACTTATTCTGACGTGTGAATGCAGATGCGTCCGGCGTGGGCATTCTTTACGTTTAAACAAAGAAGGTTTCTTCACTACAATTCATAAATGGACTTTCTTAGTGCAGCTGTCGTAGTTCTCGCATCTATGATATTTGTCCTCTCAGGTATGATGGGCTATCTCTTCTGGCAACAAAATCGTCTACTTCAGCACGTACAGGGTCTTGCTGTGGCTGTTTCAACTGTTCTAACACCTCCTGTTGTAGAAGATACTCCTCCTGAAGTTCCCGTTCAAGAAGAGCCTGTGAAGGAGGAAGACGACCGTGTGTCTGTGGATGAAGATGACGTCGAAGTTGTTGAAGGTCCTCCCGTTACGGCCACGATCCCTGAGAAGACAGATGTAGATGATCTACAAGATAAGACTGTAAAACAGCTACAAGAACTTCTAACGCAAAAGGGTATCCCCTACGGCAAGCGTGACGCCAAAACAGTTCTCCTTCAGCTACTAAAAGCTACTGTCTAAGAATAATGAAGATCCAAAATAAGTATTTGGACACATTAGCCGGTACTAACAAATCAATTTTATGTTTTGATTGTGAATTCTGGAGAGTATATGGTAACGCTGGCTACCACCCGATCCCCGGAACAAACGAATTTTTTATGCCTCGCGAAGTAGGTGGATTTTTATTAACAAAAAATAGTGATGAAAGCTGGGAATATCATAAGCACTTTTTTGTTACACTCTCTCCTCCAAATTTAGATATATCTTTTATATCATCTCAGTTTGCAACGGTAAGTGCAAAAACTGCAGAAGAACTCGACATTATTCAAGCTACGTTAGTTATGCCATGGTCTGCTGCTTATAAAAATTCATTACCCGAAGAACAACACGAAATACTTGAAGAAGGTATTAATGCATACTTAAATGATCCTAATATCAAGAAAAATCATAAAACAAAAGCTTGGTATAAAACATTTTTAGAATTATATTCCAATTCGCTTATTATAGTAAAGGGCAAAAGTGATATTCAGGCACTTGAGAACGCTTGTACTTACTACAAGATACCGTACAAACAACCACTCGATGTATATGATATTGCGGATTGGAATAAACAAAGTCATTCTAAATGCGGAACGGCTAGATTAGAAGGAACGTATAACTGTATCTTAAATGAAATACCGGACGAAACAGGAAAAAAACGTCATCTACGTGAAATTCTACCTTTAGGTGAAGCTCACGACCCTTCTTCGGATGCTGCTATGACACTATTAGTTGCGCTGTATATTGTTGGAACCAAGCGAATGTGATATTGAGATGTAATTTGAGTTCCTTTCTTTCGAAATGCAAGCTTTTTCCAACTTTCGTGAAGAGGAGAAGATTTAAAGTTTAACATGTGAATCGTTCGATTTTTCATGTTAACCACAACATTAATATCTCCTTCGAACTCTTCATAGAGTTCACTTGATAATTCAAAATCAAAGACTCGTTCTTCATCTTTTGTCAACTCTGCAACCAGTCGGTTAGCTTTACCATCGACATCCACGAAGTAACTATTACTCCTAAGAACCTCGAACTTGTAGATTTCTGTGATACGTTCCATCTTTTAACACTAACCAACAATGTAAAAAAATGATTCGTTTTTACCAAATCGCGCTAGATACTACATTTCCATCTTTATCATAAACAGTCTTGTCAACCATACTAAGAACTACAGTCCATCCATCTGTTAGCTTTCGAGAACAGGGGAAAACCCAGAAATCAAGAAAGCGAGTAAGATCGTCATTGTTATCTGCATCAAAATCTACAGAACCAAATCGTTTCTCAATTGAAACGTTAGTAATGATAGTCATTCCGTCAAATCCGCCAGTTTGAAGCTCATAATCTAGAGCAGTCTTTAGAAACTGTGCGGTTGATTTGTCTACACTTCTCAAATCTACAAAGACGCCATTCTTATAAAATACGGCATCAAGCGTAGCAGAAGTTGCATTGAAGAGACCCATTTTGTTGAAATTTACTGAATAAAAAACTATAAATCCGTTTTTACTAATAAAGCAAACCATCGAGATCTGAAACAGCTCTTTCAGCTGTCTCTTCGATATCATCTGGAATTTCCTGGTTTTTGCCACCATACTTTACGTTAGAGTGTACTAGCTTACCAGTCACATGGTTCCATGTTTTGGAATTGTTTGGCATGAAGTAAAGTAGTGTACCCTTGGTTCCGTTACAACTTCTACCATATGTTTCCATTTCCTCAACAGAAAATATAAAACACCCCAAGTACTCACCATTCACATCTTTCATCTTGTAAAACTTTTCAGTAGATAGAAGGTTCATTTTCTTACAGGTTAGCTAACAAAAAAACTATTAAATTCGTTTTTAAGTCTTCTCAACTGTCTCTTCGATATTGTCCGGAATAGCCGGATTATCTTCGTCGAAGAATTCCGAGTATGTTAGACATATTCCGTTGAAATACTCCCACTCTTTCGAGTTGTTTGGCATAAAGTACATTTTAGTACCTGTTCTCATTCTATCGATTCCATCTCCATACCATTCATTTGCAAAGCTAAAGCGTCCAAGATACTTGCCAGTCGCCTTCACTCTATAGAACTTATTGTAGTCCATAGTGTTTTGATGTCAACAGTATTACTTTAAACACAATTCGTTTTACTAAATAAGGATACATGAAATTGGTTTCGTTTGATGTAGGATTGCGTAACTTGGCATTCTGTGTTCTAGAAGGAACAAGTAGAAAAGATGTAAA